TAATTACCTACTCATTTGCGGGACTATCACGCAACCTAGACAGCATCAAATCAAAGTCACGCATTATATTAGCTTTCATTGATGAAGCAGAGGCTATATCAGAGACAGCTTATACAACCCTACTCCCATCCATCCGTGAAGAAAATTCCGAGCTTTGGTGTATCTGGAACAGACAGTCTAGAAAGTCTGCAACGAATGTGCGCTTTATTGAAAACACTCCCAAGCATTGTAATATAACTTCCATAAATTGGCAGGATAACCCATGGTTCCCAGACGTTCTAAATGAGCAGCGATTAGAAGATCAGGAGCAAAGACCAGACAGTTACTCCCACGTATGGGGTGGGGATTATCTGGAATTTCAAGAAGGCAGCTTCTGGCGTAGGGAACTAAACCAAGCAAAAGAAGACAAGCGTATCTGTAAACTTCCTGTAGTTAACTCACACCCATGTATGGCTTTCTTTGACATTGGTGCTAGTGATGGTTGTGCCATATGGGTAGTGCAGCAGATAGGGCTAGAACTGCGCTGTATAGACTTCTATGAAGCATGGTCAGAACCATACAGCCATGCGGTAAAGTGGCTTAAATCGCTTGATTTGGTGTTTAATGATATATATCTACCCCATGACGCGGATCACAAGAGGCAGGGTCAGACTAGCAATAAATCCCCAAAGCAGATGCTTAAAGAGTTAATGCCTAGCTCAAGCTGGCGAGTAGTGCCCCGTATTCAAGATATACTTTGGGGCATACAGCAGGTAAGTGATTGTTTTCCATACATTTATATTGATGAGGTGAAGTGCGCCAAAGGACTAGATCATCTAAAAGCATATAGGCGTAAATGGTCAAACAGTGAAAGCAGATGGACTTCCATACCTGATAAGTCAGAAGGTCACAGTGAGGCAGCAGACGCACTTAGGCAAATGGCTCAAGCTTTTGCAGCAGGCGATCTAGGCAAGAGTAAACGAAAGAACCGTGGTGCGTTAAAGCGTGGTATTAAAGGTTTAGTTTAATCGTGGTATAATCAAGCAATATTTATTGTAAGGTATTTTATCTAATGGCTGGATTGTTAGACGATTACATGGCTCAAGTGCAAGATTATATAAAAGCTGGCTCCATTGGTGCTGGTTTACTTGCTGACCGTCCAAACTTAGAGTTAGGTAAGCAGGGCTTGATTAATCAAATGCAGTCAGCAGAAGCTGAATACTTAAAGCGTGTCAGTGACCCATTACCTTATTACCAGCAAAACCCAGAAGCGCAGGGATTGCTAACCGTATCACCAGAATTAGACTTGCTTGATTTAGCTACTGGTGGCGGTAAAATGGCTACGTTTATAGGTTTAAGGTCTAATATTATAAATACTAAAGCTTATAAGCTTGCTACCGATTTATTTAACAAAGGTGCTAGTAGAGATAAAATATGGGATGAGACTAGCAAACTAGGCGCACCAATGTTTAAAGATATTGATGGTAAATGGAAACAAGAAATAAGTGACCAAGGATTGGAATATAAAGAACCTACATCACTTTTTGATTCTATTGAAGAAAAATCTACAAGGTCGATTGCAGCGCATAGAAACTTTATACAAAATGCTTCTAATGAAGATTTGAATCAGATTGCTAAATTAAATGGCTCTGATTTACGAGGTAAAGATTACAAAGAATACGCGCTTGAAGAATTAAATTTAGAATCTAAAGACATAACCAAAGGTACGTTTAGATCAAAAGATGTAATTGTTCAGCCAAATTTTAGTGCAGCTTACCCATCTATTGATGATGTAAACATTGACTACAAGAAAATTATTGGTTCTGATAGCGGCACTTTAGGCTCTATTAGTCCTAGTACGGGTGATGTGACTTTAAAAGCAGGATACAGAAAGGGAGGTAATTCCCCAAATAACCCTGATATGCGTAGCGTTATGGCGCATGAACGCCAGCATTGGATACAAGAAAAAGAAAACTTTGCTAGAGGTGGAAACCCAAATACATTCCAAAAGGGACAGTTAGATCAATTAATGGAAAGTATGATTGAAAGGTTGAAAAATAACCCTGCAAATAAAGATGTATCTATGGATGAAATACGAGAACACGCTTATAGGCTGGTAAATAGTCCAGATGAAAAATACATGGCTTATAGAAATTTAGCAGGCGAAACAGAATCTAGAAATGTTCAAGAGCGTTTAAATATGACAATGGACGAAAGAATAGCAACACCACCTTGGCTCACATTAAAAGACCCTAATGTATCAGGTATTCCCCAAAATAAACAAATAGTAGCAGGACAAAAATCAAGATAGGATAATAATGATTATATGAATGTTATTGGCTTATTATGTAACAATATGTATGACTGAATACTTTAGGGTATAATAAGCAAAACTATAGGAACCACAATGGCTATTTCAACATACACTGAGTTAAAGGCATCTATTGCCAATTTCTTGAACCGTGACGATCTAACGGCTACGATACCTGATTTCATCTCTTTAGCTGAATCGTCCATCAACAATGAGATTAGACATTGGCGCATGGAAAAACGCGCAGAGACTACGGTTGATAGTCAATTTACTGGTATACCTTCTGATTGGTTATCTACGATACGTTTTCATTTAACCGCTTCTGGCACTAGCAGCTTAAACTTTATGTCTTTGGCTACTATGCAAAACTCAAGAGCGTCTGTAAATAACTCAACAGGAACGCCAACAAATTATTCTCTAAACTCTTCACAGTTTGAATTATTCCCAACACCAGATGGTGCATATAGCGCAATCCTAATGTACTATGAAAAAATACCCACACTATCTAGTTCTAACGCTACTAACTGGCTATTAACACAATACCCAGATATTTACCTTTATGGCGCATTGCTTCATAGCGCACCATATTTAAAAGAAGATGAAAGGGCTAATGTATGGGCCGCCCTTTACTCTGCTGGCGTAGCTAGGGTTAATACTGCTAGCAGCCGTTCAACCGCTTCTGGCTCAGGTCTAAGATTAAAAATAGGAAGTTACTAATATGTCATTTACTACGTTTTTGGAAAATGAAGTGCTAGATCATGTATTTCGCAATGCCGCGTATACACCACCATCAACCGTCTATATCGGCCTTTATACATCTGCCACGGGCGCAGGCGGCACTGGTACAGAAGTATCTGGAAATGGATACACGCGCAAAGCTATGGCTTTTGATGCGTCTGTTTCTGGTGCGATCGACAATACAAGTGCGGTAGAGTTTCCAACCGCTACGGGTAGTTGGGGTACTGTAACGCATACGGCTGTATTGGACGCTGCTTCTGGCGGCAATATGCTTGCTGAGACAGCTTTAACTGCTAGTAAACCAATCGCTAGCGGTGATGTGTTTAGGTTTCAAGCAGGTGAATTTGACATTACCCTAACTTAATATGAACGGTTACGGTGCTGCTTATTATGGCATTAACATCTATGGGCAGGCTGCTTATGTAGACGCGGCTGCTGTTATTAATGCGGCTTCTAATGTTACGGCTGCTGGTCAACGTATTGCTCAAGGTGTGGCTGTTATTCAGGCTGTATCTAATGTCACGGCTAATGGTCAGAAATTTGGTCATGCTAGTGCTGTAGTAGAGGCTGTAAGCAATGTTACGGCTGCTGGACAGTTAGTATTAAGCACATCGGCCCAGATCAATGCCGCATCATCAGTTACGGCTACAGGTGCAATGGTGTACTCTGCAAGCGCAGAAATTGATGCTGTATCAAGTGTTATTGCTAATGGTTCGGCTATTATGTTTGGTTCGGCTACTATTAACGCAGCGTCAGGCATGACAGCCACAGGGCGTTATAAGTACGAGCCATTGCCTATAGATGTAGCAACGTGGGCTACAAAGGCAACGGATAGCGCGACTTGGACTAATTTATAGTATAATGCAAACAGATTAACAATAGGATTATTGCAATGGCAGATACAACCACACCCAATTATGGCTTAACTAAACCCGAAGTAGGCGCGTCAGAAGATACTTGGGGCGGTAAAATTAACACCAACATGAACCTAATTGACACGCAAATGAAGGTGTCTGATACGCGTAGTGCTGCCAATTTATCCAAAGCTGGCGGCACGATGACAGGTAACATAGCCACTAAAGGTATCACTTCTGTCACAGCAGGTACAGATAACTTTGTGGCTGGATCTACTGCTGGAGATAGCATTACGTCAGGCGGCAATAACAATACATTGGTAGGTACTAACGCTGGTACTGCTGTTACTACTGGTGACAACAATACTTCAGTTGGTAAAGATTCTTTAAAAGCTAACACTACAGCAAATAATAATACTGCTGTTGGCTATCAATCTTTAGAGTCTAACACTACGGGTGTTGACGGAACTGCTGTTGGTTCGTTTGCTTTAAAAGCTAACACTACAGGTAATGGCAATACAGCAATAGGGCATGAGGCACTTACTACTAGCACTACAGCATCAAACAATACTGCCGTAGGAGTTGACTCATTAAAACTTACTACTACAGGAGCTAGTAACACTGCTGTTGGTGAAAGTTCTTTAAGGGCTAACACTACGGGTACTGGCAATGTTGCAATGGGTAATGCTGCTTTAACAGCTAACACTACAGGAGCCAGCAATACTGCTGTTGGTGACACTGCCCTAGACGCAAATACAACAGGCTCTAATAATGTTGCAATGGGAAGATACGCACTCACAACTAGCACCACAGGTTATAGCAATGTGGCGATTGGTTATGCTAATTCGTATGCTATGACTACGGGTTATTATAATACGGCAGTAGGTGAAGCTGCCTTAAATGCTGCTACTACAGCAAGCAACAATACTGCCATTGGCTTCACATCTCTGTTTTACAACACTACAGGTACTACCAATACTGCGGTTGGTGCAAGTTCTATGAAAGCCAACACCACAGGTGTAGAAAATACCGCAGTAGGTCAGGGTTCTTTAGACGCAAATACTACGGGCCTTGCTAACACTTCTGTTGGTCAAGATTCTTTGGGAGCTAACACTACAGGAGTAAGTAATTCTGCATTTGGCAGAACTGCAATGGTTATCAACACCACAGGTGGTTTTAACACTGCTATTGGTAGGGATGCTTTGTACGCCAACACCACAGCAAGTAATAACACTGCCGTTGGTTTTGCTTCTATGGAGTCTAACACCACAGGTGCTAACAATGCTGCTACTGGCGATAAATCATTACAGAAAAACACTACAGGCTTAGACAACACTGCTGTTGGTCAAGGTGCTATGCTAACTAACACCACAGGTAGTTACAATACCGCTCATGGTAAAACTGCTTTGTATACCAACACTACAGGCCAGTACAATGTTGCCATTGGTAGAACTGCTTTATATCGCAACACCACCGCATCTGATAATACTGCTGTGGGTACAGGTGCTATGGAGCAAAATACCACGGGCGCAAACAACGTAGCAGTAGGTAGAATTGCTTTAATATCTAACACTACAGGTGCTACTAATACCGCAGTTGGCTCCTCTGCTATGCAAGTTAACACAACAGGTGGAGCTAATGTTGCTGTTGGGTATCAAGCGTTAGACGCTAACACCACAGGTTCTAATAATACCGCAGTTGGTAAGGCTGCTATGACTACTAACACTACTGGTTCTAGTAATGTTGCGATAGGTTTAGCATCATTAAATGCTAATACTACGGGTGGTGAGAATACTGCTTTAGGTTATGTTGCTTTATATAATAACACCACAGGGCCACATAATACTGCTGTAGGCTATGCCTCTTTATATACTAACACCACAGGCCAACAGAATGCGGCTTTTGGTCAGAATGCTTTACTTAGTGCCACTACTGCTAGTTATAATGCAGTGCTTGGTAAGAATGCTGGATCTTCCATAACTACGGGTGCTTCAAACACTATTATAGGCTATAGAGCAGGAGTCTCTGGTGAAGCACTTACTACGGGTGGAAGAAATACATTTATAGGGGCAAATGTACATGGTCAGGCTGCTGGTTCAGAGTCTAATGCCTTTGGATATGATGTGGCTGGTTCAGCTAGCACAACTACGATAGGCTACGGAACATCTGACATAAGAACTACACATGGTAGCACTAACTGGGCCACTGTATCTGATGAACGATATAAGAAAGACATAACTGCATCAACTGCGGGATTATCATTTGTTAACGCTCTACGCCCAGTGACTTGGAACTATAAAACTTTAGGTGAACTACCAGAAACTTTTAGAGCTTATAAAGCAGACTCAACAGAAGTATTTAAAAACACACAAACTAATCATGGATTTATAGCACAAGAAGTTAAGACTGTTATGGATTCACATTCTGAAATAAAAGATGGATTCCAGATGTGGAATAGCAGAGAAGATGGTTCTCAAGAGGTGGCAGATGGAGCCTTAATTCCAATTTTAACTAAAGCAATCCAAGAATTATCAACCCAAAATGCAGCACTCGCTGCACGTATCACAACACTAGAAGGATAGACCAATGGATGAATTAACAGCAGTAGAAATCGCAGCAAACTATGCAGCTTGTGGTGACTCAGTAACACTAATCAATGAAGGTAAGCCAGCCGATATGGAAGACGCAGATTGGGTAGATTGTCTAGCACGTAACAAAGAACATTTAGTTCTTATGCTTGCTCAGGACTACTGGACTACAGAAGATATGACTGCTATGACGGCTGCTGCTGCTTAAAGGAACAAACATGGCTATAACCTATCGCGGTGAGAAGTTTTCAGGCTACAACAAGCCTAAAGCGTCTGCTAAAGGCACAAAGAGCCATGTAGTGCTGATTAAAGACGATGGGAAAGACCGAATGATTCGTTTTGGCGAGAAAGGTGCGTCTACAGCAGGCAAACCAAAAGCTGGCGAATCAGACGCTATGAAAGCCAAGCGCAAGTCATTTAAAGCGCGTCACGCTAAGAACATAGCAAAGGGCAAAACCAGCGCAGCTTATTGGGCCAATAAATCAAAATGGTGAGGAATTAGCATGAGCCTTTACAGAAACATTGCAGCCAAAAAGAAACGCATTAAAGCTGGCTCTGGCGAAACCATGAAGAAAGCAGGCATGAAGGGTAGACCCACTGCTAATGATTTTAAACAAGCCGCTAAGACAGCAAAACCCGTAGCTAAAAAGGGTAAGAAAAAATGAAAGGCGTGAAGCATTATCTAAAGAATGGTAAGGAGCATACAGGCTCAATGCACAAAACAAATGGTATGCCCATGACAGGTGCTAAACACACCAAGTCAAGCAAAGATTTATTTCACAAGAAAGACCTGTCAGCCGCAGTCAGGAAGAAAATTAAATAGAGGATTATGTTATGCCTAAAGGTAAAGGTACTTACGGAACCAAAAAAGGTCGTCCACCAGCAAAGCCTAAGAAGAAGCCAATTAAGTATTAATGTGGAGCAGCCCTTTAGAGTTGTACCCAGTTAATGTTCATGCTTCACCTGATCTTGCTCCAGAAGGTCAAAGGCTTTTAGTGGAACCATCGACATATAAAGTTAATGCAGAATATCTGGTAGTGCAACCTTCTAGGGAGCCATACGGTATTCCACAAGAATACACAAAGAGGTTGTGGATATGTTAGCAGAGCTTATGGTAGCTAATGCGGCCTTTGCAGTTATAAAACAAACACTTAGCAACGGCAAAGAGATTGCTGACGCTGGTTCGGCATTAACAAAATACTTTGGTGCAAGCCAAGCTATAGAGCAAAAGGCTAAATTAGGAACTGGTGATGTACTAGCTGCTTACCAAGCTAAACAGGCTTTAGAACGTCAGGAAGAAGAATTGGCGTGGATGTTAAACAAGCAAGGGCTTTTAGGATATTACAAATACCAGCAATTTAGAGAAGAGTTTCACAGGAAACAAAAAGTTGAATCTAAAAAGCGCAAGGCTAGGCAAGCGCAGATAAACGAAAACATTAATCATGGGTTAATTGCTCTAGGTATTGTTATAATCATAGTAGGTGCTGCATTTGGTGTAGCCATTTA